CATCATAATGCAAAATCTTCATAATGTCACGTCTTGCAGTACCTTTTTTATCATATCGAGAAGCATATTTGAGAATGTTGGAACGGCAAAATGCTTCACCATCACCACAAGCATCGATAAGATCTAATGTTTGAATTTTACTATCACCAGCAGAGTAGTGTTGATTATATGTGCCAGCAATATAATCATCAAGTTCTTTGAGGATTTTATCCTCACTATACTTATATTTGCGTTTTTCAGTCATTTTGTTAGCAATTAAAAATTCATAGTCACTATGTCTCCAAGGACGCATACCATCATCAATTGATTTGTTTCGGTCTCGGTCATAATATTCAGGAGTGTGTTCGTAATTGTCCATTTTCAATTCATCATAAAGTAAACTCCAAGCATTGATCATTATATCAGGCAATCTCCCCGTCGTCAACAGGCATATTAAAGTCCGAGTCAACCTTATCATATAGTTCCAAGAAAGCTTGTTTGGTTTCATCATCAAATCGATTTACGCAAACTTGGATTGCTTTTGCCTTATCTTGGAAAATGCTATAGGCACGGATAATGTGAACCAAACGACGAGTGCTGATGATCTCATCAATACCACCATCATAGAAAGTCTTGCGGATGATGTCACCCCAATCTACAAGACGCTTACAGAAGTCACGATCTTCTACACCAAGATCCAGAGAAATGCCCTCAAGAATTTTTTGTTCAATGGCAGGAGTGGGATACTCTTGCTCAAAGGTCACAGGAAAACGCTCAAGGAATGCCTCATTCAAAACATTAGTACCGATGAAACGACCATCATCAGAACCCTTACCTTTAGTATTAGCAGTAGCAATCACATTAAAACCAGCAGCAGGTTTAATGAACTTACCAATCTTTTTCAGAAACACTCCCTTACCTTCAAGAATGGATTGTAGGCATAGGATTTTATTGGATGCAAGGTCAATCTCATCAAGGAGCAAGACTGCACCTCGTTGAAGTGCCTCAATAACGGGGCCATTATGCCATACAGTGGCACCATCTGTGAGACGAAAACCACCAATAAGGTCATCTTCATCAGTCTCAATAGTAATGTTTACACGGATAAGTTCTCGTCCGAGTTGAGCACATACTTGCTCAACAGAGAACGTTTTACCATTACCAGAAAGACCAGTAATGAATGTTGGATAGAAAAGACGGGATTGAATAATTTTTTTAATGTCACCAAAATTACCAAACTTGACGAAGGTATCATCTTTTTCTGGGATAAGGTTTTTTTCTACGGAAGACAATGCTGCAGGTGCCTGATATGTGCGTTCGATTTCTTCCACTTTTTGTTGAGTGACTTCAAGATTCCACTTACCACGTCCCACTTTATAATCGGAAAGTTTATTGGTGATAGTCTGATAGTTGGTGCCATTCATTGCACACCAAGCACGAATATCACCAGTAGTCACAGACTCACCATAAAGTTCTTGAAGAGAAGTGCGGATATAGTCAGCAGAAAGAGTCATGATGTTGCTTTGTTCGTTTCAACTGAAGTTATTATAGTATAAAAAAAGAGGTCTTGCGACCCCCATAGACAGTTTACTCACTGGCACAAGTAGTCTTCCAACTCTTGTATCAATCTCTTCTTAGAGTGTCTTCTGTCTAACTCAATACCGACAGTTCGACCATATTCCTCAATCTCTTTCTTACTCATATCATGAAATGATACATCACTTTCATATGGGATGGTTTCTACAATTTCTTCTTCTATTACTTCCTCATAATTTGTAGAATCCTCACCAACAATAGGAGACTCTTCAACCTCCACACATTCTTCTACTACAGGTTTTGGTGTGGGAGTTGGAGCAGGTGCTGCTTTTTTACCTCCCACTAAATCTCCAAATCTAGACATTTGTTTTACCTATTACTTATAAAAATATTTATCAGGCAATAAGGTCTACAAACTCATTTAGAATTTTCTTATTCATTTTTTTATTTTGAAGGCTCTTCATAAATGACTTTTTAATCTGTGCTTTTGAGGCATCTTCATCTACATTAAATTCAGACTCACTTGCAAGAGCATTTGCAGAAAGACCAAAGTAAGTATGATATCCAGACGTTTTAATTGCAAATGCCTTTTCTTTCTTGAATTGAATCTTAATCTTCTCATTCATATCAGAGTTACCAGAGGTATAACGACGAATAAAAGAACTAGCATCACCTGTTGAGAGAACACGAATACCAATGAAGTTTGTATCTACAAAGTTATCCTTAAGATTTTCGAGAAGAACATCAGTCATATCATACCAACTATCACCCAGATTATAAGTATTACCAGTCTTACGATCTCTCAAGAAGCAGTTTGCTCCAATGTGTGCCGTGCCCATAAAAGGTTCAGATTCCCAGTGACGTTGCACTTGACGATGATATTTAAGAGAACATCCTTCACCATCAGTCAGCACAACACATTGTACTTTCTGGAGTTTATTCTCTTTCTTAAATTGTGGAATAATTTGATGAAGTGAGATCATTGTCTCATTTAAAGGAGTGCCAGAGAGATCCATACCTACAGGAATCTTATACATTGCATAACGACTAAAACTCCATGCAAGACGGAAAATATGCTTTATTTGATTTTCAAAGTTTTTGGTATTGACTTTGTGAGTTAGAATGTTCATCATAGAGAACCACTCTCCAACTTGCATCAATCCATCTTTTTTCTCATAAGAAAGTTCACGAACAACTGCTTCACCATTTTCATCTAGAGATAGTAGAGGATAGTCATTAGTAAAAGCATAAACATCAAAAGGAATACCAACTTTTTTACAGAACCATACCAAGTTACAAAGTTGTTTTACAGTGTCTAACATAACTTTTACCATAGAACCAGACCAGTCCAGAACAAACACCAGACCATGATTCTTACCATCGGCAAGGGTAGTCACTTTCTTAAACAAATCCTCATTGTATTTGTAAGTATGAAGTTTGGTGCAATCAAGAACTCCAGTACGTGCGGTTGTAGCACGTGCATAAGAATTTGCCGATTTACGACATTCAAACTCTTTCACAAGATAATTTACTTCTTTCTGTGCTGACTTCTTAAACTTGAGGAACTCAGCATCAACGTGATCAAAAACAGTTTTATCGTAATAATTATCCCAAAGTTCATGACAAGCACTATGAATTGTTGAGTTTGGAACAACAATCTTTTCCAAATCTACTTTTGGCATCTCAAGATATACATTCTCAATACCATTCATATTCACAAGATCTTTAATGGATTCCTCAAGAGAATTCATAGTGTTGACTTGAGGTTCTGCATTCTTTCCAGAATTTTGATCATAACTTGTAGTTTCTAAGTCAGCATTATCTTTTTCGGCAGTACCACCATAGGAATCATTTTCATCAGATTTTTCCTGACCTTCTTCATCAGAATCATTAGATTGCTGTTGTTCAGAAGAACCTTGACCTTGTGATTCCAGGGAATCCATATCAGTCTTGGTTTCTGTATTCATCTGTTCTTGACAATACTTATAGAGTGCCTGTGCAGCAATCAGAACATCATCAAAATCTTCACAACCCTCAATCATACGGACGATTGACATCTCAATGTCTTGACCGAAGGGAATATCAACAAAATTTCCAATCTTAAAATAAAGATTTACACGATCAGCAAGATTCATCTTGCTGATATCTTCACACTCAATACCAAAGAAATCCTTATCGGAAAGGTCACTATAACCACGATAGAAGGTCTTAGAAATACCAGCATAACGACGCTTCATCATTTTCTCAATGCGAGCATCCTCAACCACATTCACAAACTGTGGAGGAATCTTAACTTCCTTCAACCAATCACGGTCAGGTGTATAAAGTGCATGACCCACTTCGTGTGCCACCAGCATATCGTAAATCTCATTCGTGGCACCCTCCCACATTGGCAGAGTCAGAACACGAGTGTGGACATTGAAGCAAGCAGTCTCAACCTGCTTGTGCTCCACCACAAGGTCTTCAGTGGCAAGGAGTTTAGCAAGTTGGGACTTAATTTCGTGTCGAACGGTCATTGCTCTGTTGCGTATGAGAGTATTATACAAAAGAACCCTGCTGTTTAGGCAGGGTCATGTGACGCTTCTTGAACTGTCTCAATGCTTCTCGTCGAGCTCGCATTGCTTGTGGTTTCAGTTTTCGTTTTTGTTCTTTGCCAGAGTTGTGTTTCCAGTTTGGGACTTGCATTGTTCTTTGGTGTATCAGGACACTATACGCGAAAAACTTTTTACTTTCTCAAAACGGAGGACACTTTCAAATTTGTCATGTAAGTCTGACTTATGAGAGATGACGAATATATTAGCATCCTTAATGACATATCGAATTATCTTAAGAAACTCTTCAGTTCCAAATCCATCCAGTGAAGAATCAAATACCTCATCCATGATCAGCAGATTTGTATTTACGGAATTTTTGAGTCTAGCAACTTCTCTCCAAGTGAAGAGTAGAGCCA